TGTTGTTGGCATAATGGAATTTATTTAGAACGTGAAAAGGATTTGGGCGGTGTAGGTATTGTTATTTCGTCAGCGATTGACGGCTCGAACGTTTCAAGGGCAGCGGCTTGTTCTACTGTCAAGGGCGTGCAAGCGTTATCCGCTAACGCGTTTTTTCGACAAAGTGTAAAGTCTGCAATCGGTTTTATAATACCCTGCTCTAACAGTGCCTTTGCGTCTGCTCCTAAACGAACGCAATAGCCAGGTAAATAAACTTTTCCGCCTGCTGACTGATCTACCCATTGTTTAATAAATTGGTATCTGTCCATTACTTTTTTAATTGAATAGCGTTTAAGCGTTCTTGCATTTTAGCGACCTCAACGGCCAAATCTTTACGCTCTCGATCGCAATTAACCAAAAGCGCGTTTAGGTCTTCGATTTTGGATTCCAACTTTTTTTCGGTCGATCCCCACATATTGAAAAAAAACCAAGTTGAACCAACGAAAAAAATAACCGAAAGTCCTTGGTCTTTGAGTTTAGCCGCGAAGAGGTCGTATAGTTGTTGCATTTGTTTATTTGGGTGTATGTCTTAAAATCTTTTTTTCGGTCGCTTAAAATTGTCTTCAATCCAAGTAAAGCAAACCATGCCGGCCATAAATCCAAAACCGGCGAAAATTCCAAAAAGTGCGTACTTTAAAAATTCCATCATCGCTTTACAACCGTTACGGGCCGAATAACATAATCCGTGCCCAATGAATACCAGTTATTTCCATTTTGGAAATACTCAATAAAGCCTTCCACATTCCATTCAGTCAAACGAAGATAGCCCGGTGAATAGTAGGCCCGCTTCCAAGTTCCTGCCGCCTTTGTAAACGACCACTGCAAACGTTCTAAACCTTGCACTTTAACCACTCTAAAAAATATAGTCGTTTGTTGCGTGTAACCTTTGAGTGCCCACGTTTGTAGGGTTAGTTCTTTTTGGCCTGTTGTATCGAATAAAATTACTCCGTAAGCGCTTTCTATTTGGTTGCCATCTCGAATCATTCCTCCTATCTCTGCCCGGTATTTTTGCACCACTCGCATATCTGCTACCCGCCTGCCTATTTCCTGCGATGACAACTGCCTGAGCGCTTGCACCTGCTGTACGGTGTCCGTAATTGGTACGTCTGTTTGGGTGCGCTTGCCTTGATCGTCAATCGTCAAATGCGTAAGGTATAACCCCTGCGCTGTTGGCGTGATGAACGTGGTATCTGTGATTATTGTTTGCGCTTGCATTTGTAGCGCTGTTAGGAGAAGGGTAAATATTAGTGTATTTTTCATTGTATGTTTGTTTTTTAGTGAAGGTCAACCCAAACGCCTGCCGCCCTGACTTGCAGTTTGTTGGCTGTTGTGTTGTAAATTACAAGGCCATCGGCTGGTGTTGTTATTAGGTCGCGTTGCGCTGTTGTCATGCGAGGGAAAAGTACTCCTCGTGTCGTGCTGCTTATATCCAATACCGCGCTTGCGTCTAATGTTGCATCGCCAAGCGTTAAGGAGCCATCAAGGTGTGTTTGCGTTGTGCTAGTATTGCCTATTCGTGTAGTATTTGAGCCAAGTCCTACGGTTTGATAACCTATTACAATTTGATTTGTCTGTGAAGTTCCCAGATTTCTTGTGTCGTAGCCAATTAATATTGAGTTATTCATTAAGGTGTCAGGGTTTACTCCGGTTGCTCCAAAGTAAGTACCTGCGCTTGTTCCTATTGCTATATTTCTTGACCCTGTTTTATTGCTACCTCCTGCGCCAAATCCTTTAAAAATATTATCACTTCCAGTTGTATTTGCAGTTCCAGAAGATCTACCCTGAAACATATTATAATTTCCTGTAGTATTGCTAAAACCGGCAGATCTGCCCTGAAATACATTTTCGATCCCCGTAGTATTGTTTCTCCCTGCTTGATAGCCTTGAATAACATTATTGCTTCCTGTGGTATTGCTTGATCCAGCTTCATATCCTTCAAAAATATTAAAACTACCAGTCGTATTTACATATCCAGCTCTATATCCATAAAAGATATTACCACTCCCTGTTGTATTAATAGATCCTGCCTGAAATCCTTGAAAAATATTTGTTGTTCCTGTTGTGTTGAACCCTCCAGCAGAAATACCCATAAATATATTGCTATTAATAGAGCTGTATCGTTGTTCAAAAGCAATAGCTCCATCTGACCTCCTTCCAGTAAATGTCGCACTTCCACTTGTTATTCTTCTGATTATAAACACAACCGTTCCGTTAAATGTAGATGTTGGAGTTATCGTTAAAGCCCCATTTGTTGATGCTGCTTCTGAAACGTTTACATCTGTAACATTTGTAGATATTGCACCGCTCGTGTAACCTCCAAATGTAAAGGTAAAACTACCAGCCGTTCTACCTGTTACTGTGTATTGAACTTGATACACAAAACCAATAGTAGGTGCAAAAACCCCAATTAAAGGAGCTGTACTACCAACAGTGTGGGTATATCCAGAAGAAAAAGAAGTGCCAGTCCAATTTGTTCCACTTCCTGTGCTTGACAAATCGGCACTTAAAATACCCCCATCGAAAGAGGTGGAAGAGTTTTCAAATCCAACAGTACCATCTACTGCTAATCTTGTTCCTGGTGCGTTTGTGCCTATCCCAACGTTCCCATCATCACGAACCATCAATGCATTATTATTGCCTGCACTGTTGTGGAATTGCGCTGTCCAAGTGGATGTACTCGTTGTTGCGCCTCTAACATTAAAAGTACCTGTATTTGCCACGCTTGCACCAACACCTAAACGTTTATTGGTATTGTCCCAAACAAAAGCGTTGTCTCCTGCTTGAGTTTGCGTTCCTGTCCAAAACGATACCTGCCCACTTGCGCCCGACCCTATCACGTCGCTTGCCGGATCGGTATCAACCGTAACAGTGCCGCCTCCATTTGATAAGGTTAGAGTATTGGTTCCGGTGGATAGCGTTTGCAGCTCGTTACTTACCGATCCATCTACTTCCGTGCCCGTGACCGTAATGGTAGTGCCGGATGTACCTACTGTATTAATACCAGCGCCTGCAATAGTTACCGACCCTCCACTGTTTGAAAGAGTAGCTGTGTTTGTTGCTACTGACAGTGTTTGCAGCTCGTTGGTAGCACTACTATCTGCAACGGTTTTTGCCTCCCATCGCTTGTCAATGTTATCCCAAGTTAATACCTGGTTATTGATAGGATTCGGCACAAAAACGTCGTGTAGTTCGTTAAGCTCATATCCGTTTTGCACTTGTACAAAAATAGCGCCCTGCGTTGCATGTTTGCGAACACAAAATCCAATCATTACGCCATGTTTGGGAGCTGTTGGTCTTACGGCTGTCATTGCTCCTGCGGTGTCGGCTGATAACCATACTATGTCGCCTTCTGTTAGGTTAGTAGTGTTAAGGTTGCGAACCAAACCGAACGTCGTGCAAAATGCTTTGTTTCCGCCTGTGGCACTTTCTGTCATTAACCCAAACGTGGTAGCGCTTGTTGCATCTGCTGCTGCAAGTGCATAGCGTACCGTTTTATTTGTTCCATCTGCGCCTACAATGTACACTACTTTACCCTCTGTAAGTCCTGTGTTATCAGCATGCTTCACTAAACTTACTTCTTTCTCTCCTATTTGTAAAGTTACATTGCCGCCCTTTAATAGCAAAGTAAGTGTTCCATCCGTGTCATTCCATTGGACACGACCAACTGAGCCATCAAGCGCACTGCCTGTGCGAAATTGCAGGTAATTAAGGCTGTCAAGTATAATTGTATCGTTCTCAATCCTAATGCCTTCGCCTGCGGCCAAAGTAGAGCCGCTGCCAATTTGAACCCATGTAGAGCCATTATAAAAATAAACCTCCGGAGTCGTACAATCATTAATTACTACCTTACTATCGCCTTTCGTGGGAGTGTATGCCGGTGTCGTGCATCCTGCAATTTCCTCGATTGTGTTTCCAAGTAATTGCCATCCTCCGGGCGTGTTGTAGTGATACCATTTCCCTGTTACGGTGTCAATAGCAACTCGCGAAGTACGTGCAGGAGGCACAAATGAAGGCGCGCCGTTAGTATAACTAATTCCGGCGCCGTATGTAATGTTATTTTGTGCGGAAATTTGCGATAAACTGCAAAAAAGCGCGGCAATTATTAAAAGGTATTTCATTATCCTATCATTTTAAGGATGCCATAAGGCATACCGTAGTAATTATCCTGTGTTAAAAAGTAAAGATCGCCAACGTTTAATCCGTCGGCAATTGCTTCACTATCATCGCGAAAAAATAAACCCTTAACGGGCAATGGCGGGCCGACCTGATTTTGTCGATTAATCCTAACCGTATATTGTGCAATGTGGCAATGGTAGCCGGAGTCATTGTCGTAAATCTGCCTAACTTGCTCGTATCTTATTCCATCTATTGCAGTTAGTTCAAGTTGAAATGTAACATCGCCGCGAAAAAAATCTATTGCGCGCCTAAATGCTTCCTCTGCTTGTCGCGTTTCATCGAACGATACTCCCCAAATTGCGACCTCAACCAAAACATTATCTACCCAACTTGCCGCCGATTTGTTGTGCGCTGGATTAGAGCCTACTACCGTAACAACAGCGAATGGAAGTGCAGCGCTTTGCGGCGCAACTACCGGATAAACGCGAGTGCCAAAGATGGCAAACGCATCGGTGTTATCTGCTATTATTTTTCGGATTGGGCCTTGAACGTTCATTATACTTTTTTTAGGCGTTTGATTTTGGCTTTTAAGCCCTCTACAATCGTTTTTTGTGTGCGCTCTTTCATCATTATCCACGTCGGCAAAATAAACGGTCTTGGCGGCGTGTGGCGCGTGCCTTTCTCGATCATGTGAGCGTAGTATCCGTCCGTTTTGCCAAATGGCCCAAAAACGCCCTGAGCGGTTCCCTTTGCTAATTTAGCGCCTACAAAAACGGCGTACTTGCTTTGCCTAAACCGTAGTACGTCAAACGATGCAGCGAGGTTGCCAGGATAATAGGTCGCTACTACATTGCCTCGGCCCTTTGGCGCTCGCATACTTTTAACAAGTTTTGCAGTGCTGTACCGTTTATGGACTTTGCGGCCGTGTGGCGCTGCCCGGTAAAGGGCTGCTACTACCGGCTTGGCTGACTTGGTTAGAATCGCGCTTGTCCCGCGCTTGGCGTTGCGCGCTATCTGCCTAAACTCTTTTAACAGCTCCTCAACTTCCTTTGCTAATTGTTCGTTCATTCTGTGACTTGCGTTTCAAGTATTAAACGATCGTTTCTGCCTTGCTCCGATATACGAATTATGTCCCAGTTGTCACCATTGTAAACAATCCGATCAATAACCGTTACATCTGTTTTACGAATCTCGAAGTTTGCTCGGTTGGTTGCATAAACCGCGCCTTCTGTGACATCCTCACGAACTCCGCTTTTTGGGTACATAACAGCGGCCCAAACAGTCAGCAAGTTAGACCACGTTTCCACTCTTTCTCCAGTCGCGTTTTCGACAAGCGCGCGCCGTTGGATTGTTATTTGGCGGTCTAATTTACCAATGGTTTCTTTTTTGTTGCGCATCATACAACAAAACGAGTATAGGGTGACATAAAGCGCTCGGACGCGCGTATAACAGCGTCCGACGGTGAATCGGTGCGATTTTCGTAAATATCTGCTAAGATCAAAAATACTGCAATCTTTAAATTGGCAGGAACCGCCGCCGCGTTCGCATATCCTGTCGAGTACGTGACTTTAACTTGGAATGGCTCTGCGGTTGCGTTCCATCCATCGACGGGAACAACTACTCCCCTTTGGCTCTGTGTATGCTTTTCAATAACATATTCACTCGACGCCAAATTAGTAAACGTTGCCGGATTTGTACTGATAGAATACCCAATCGACGTGAGCGCGCTAAATGGCGCGTAGGTCAAATTAAAAGGTTGGTCATCATCCGGAAAGCTCCGGTAAGTTTCCACGACCGTAGCGCCCAAAAGCGACATTTGGCAGTACTGTTCGACAAAGCGAATTGCCGCCCGCAAATAGGCCTCAATTATAGTATCCTCAGCGCTCCCGGTAACGCGTAAATGCGTTTTAGCCTCATCGACTGTGACCGGCAAGGAGGAAGAGTAAGTTAGCTCTATTGCGGACGGCAAGTATTTCATTTTATCGCTTTGTTGCTTTTTTTACGATTGCGTCTGTGGCTGCTTCAATTAGGACTTCTGCAATAACTGCTAAGCCATCTTTGATTAGCCGCTTGGCGCGTGATTCCGGTACGTCTTTATGGATGCCTTTCCCGTATCCAAAGTCGCCGTCCTCGTCATGTCCAACAAGACTGTCTAAAACGCGAATAGTCATAACTAAGCGGTGATTAGGTGCTTAACTGCTGCGGTGTCAAGTAGTTTCGCGTCCCAACGAGCGAAGCCAAACAATCCAATTTCGCCAGTACCCATGTACAAGTACTCATTCCGCAAAATTTCAAGCGCGCGAGATTGACGAACCAAGTACTTGCTGAAATCGCCGAACAAAATCAACTTGGAAGCGGTGTTGATCGTGCTGTCCATGTCCTGGTTGATGACGTATTGGAATCCGTCAATTGTAGCAGGCTCACCCACGATGAAGGAAGGCTGCCATAAAGGACGCGCGTCAGATGCTCCGATTGACAGCTTTTTGATATATGCAAGTACATTGTCGTGCATCATAAAGCGACCGTTGCGACGGTATTCGGGGTCTACGCTGTGCACCAAGTCAAGAATCTCGGCAAAAGTGATTGCAGTAGCGGACGCGGCGGTTTTACCCAAAGTAGAACCGGTGACAACGCCTTGAGGCTGGGAAGATCCTGTGCCAGTTGTGCAGCTTTCGTTTGCAGCGCGTCCAAAGCGAGTTCCCATCAAGTTGGCAACATACGCCTCAATATCAAATGCGCTATCTTGGATAAGCTCTTTGGAAAGCTTAATAAGATCGCGATAAGTATACGCACCAACGGCAACCTGTGCAAATGTAGTGTCTTGAACGGTCGCGGCACTGCCTTCGGCAACGAGTACCGCTTTGGCGCTCGTGTCATTGTTAGTAGGGAAATTTAGGGTATTTCCGGAATCAGTCAAAAGCAAATTTGCAACTTCCAAAACGCCGCCGTACGCCTTCATCGACTCAATGATCTGATTTGCAAGGCTAACAGGAACGGTGAATCCGCCCAAAGAGTTGGTGCCAGCGATTAGCGTGTTGGTACCACGCTTTTCCAAGATAGAGCGCTCGGCGTCTGTCATCCGCGCTTCGCCTTGAATCATGTACTTGCGGAATACGGCGTTAAAGTCGGCGCTTACTTCCTCAGGATTGCGCTTATCATTTGCGCGACCTCCTCTCTCCTCGTTCTCATAAAAAAGCTCTGCTGATCGTTTTTCAGCTTCAAACGCTTTTTGGCTGCGTTGAAAGGATTGGTAAGCTTCTTCCTGCT